GGTAACTACACAAATGCCTTGGTTACTATTGACCACTCAGCTTTGTTTAGAGTGGGCAAAGGTGAAAAGGATAAGTTTCAAACATTATATGCTCTTGGTGAAGCCATGACATATATGAAGAAACATTATCCTGTAGCTTTTCTTATTCTAAGTCAGTTGAACCGGAATATAGATAACCCAGACAGGTCTAAAGATGGTGATTATGGAAATTATGTATTAGATTCTGATTTATTTGGAGCAGATGCTTTATTGCAACATGCTGATGTAGTTTTGGGAATTAATAAACCTTCTATCAGAAAGATTAGACAGTATGGTCCAGAGAGATTTATAATTAGTGATGAAGACACACTTGTGTTTCACTTCCTTAAATCTAGAAATGGTACCACTAGGATTAGCTTCTTCAAGCTTGATAGAAACTCCATGAGGATTATTGAAATAGCAACACCTGCCCAAGCAAGTAAACACATTAAAATTTAATTATGAGTAGAAAAGAAAAAGAAAAGGAATTCTTTGCCCATCACATGGACGAGTTCCGAAAAGCTCAGGTGACTGACCCTTTCTTTACCATCAAGACTGCTTTCTTTCAGAAAGGTAAGTTTGGTAAACAGGTTCAGTTATTTGAAAGTGAACTAAAGAGAGGAGAAGACATTTATATTGAGTTCATTGAAATCAATAGAGATGCATCTGGTAAAGAAACTGGTATTGAACCAGCCTTTGAAGATAGACCACTCTTTAAGTACAAACACAATCCTTATTTTGCTGAAGAGTATGATGTAAAAGAAGGCACTAACTCTAATGGTGAAAACTATTTTGCTTATACAATTCCATTGTCTGAGTTAATGGTTGTCATGCCGGACGGTTCTGAAATTACACAAAATCTGTATGAGAAAAGAAAAGCTGAAGCTCCTAAAGAGCAAGTAAGTCTTTCTGTATTTCCAGATTTTGAAGAAGAATTTGTTCCAAAGCTTAAAGAACTGAGTTTAGATACTGAAGAATCAGCTTCTGATATTCTTTTAAGAATTGCTAAGGATTTTGAGAAACTAGCACAAACACTTAAGTAATGAGTATAGTACTTCCAACTAAAAAAGTAAAGGCTGAAAGAGTTAATCCAAAGAGATTAATCATCTATTCAAAGCCTAAGACAGGTAAAACTACAGCATTTGCCGGTCTAGAAGATAATTTAATTATGGATCTAGAGAACGGTGCTGATTATGTAGAAGCTCTTAAAGTAAAGATTACAAGTCTTCAAGAATTACTTGATGCTGGTAAAGCTATTAAAGCTGCAGGTAATCCATATAAGTATCTTACAATAGATACTGTGACTGCATTAGAAGATATGGTAATGCCTTTAGCAATCAAGCTTTACAAGAACACTAGTATGGGCAAAAACTATGACGGAGATAATGTATTGTCATTGGCAAATGGTGCCGGATATTTATATTTGAGACAAGCTTTCTTTCAAGTTTTAGATTTTATTGATACTTTAGCTCCCCACATTATTTTGTCAGGTCACATTAAGGACAAACAAGTTGATGATAAGGGAGAAATGGTTCTAGCTGCAAACATTGATTTGACAGGTAAAATTAAATCTTTAATCTGTGCTAATGCAGATGCTATTGGTTATATGTATAGAAAGGGTAATAAAACTATTTTGTCATTCAAGACAAATGAAGAAGTTACTTGTGGTGCAAGACCGGAGCATCTAAGAAATGAAGAGATTACAGTGACAGAGCTGAATGAAAAAGGAGAACTTGAGTTCCATTGGGACAAAGTATTTATTTAATTATTAAAAACAAAACAAAATGGCATTAAGCACAACTGATTTGGGCACAGGAGGCTCAGGACTACCAAAGACAATTACACCAGGTAATCACGTACTAAAGATTAATAGCATTGAACTTGAACCATTCAAGTTTATTGATAATGCTTATCATATCATGTTACATGTAGAGACTCAACCAATTGATGGTTTTGAAGGTTTTATGGTTGACAAAGATGATGAAAGCAAGGGACGTTATCAAGGTCAGATTGGTAGAGTAAAAGCAAGCCAATATGCATTTGCAGATGGTGAAACTAAAACTGGTATCAAGATTCAGAGAGACAGATCTATTTTGATCTTCTTGAGAACGCTTGCTCATACAATGCAGTTAGATAGTTGGTTTCTTGGTCAAGATGGCAAGCACGAGACTATTGAAGAGTTTGTTAAAGAGTTTAACAAGACTGCTGATTTCAAAGATAAGTATCTTGAATTCTGTGTTGCTGGTAAAGAGTATGAAGGTAAATCAGGATATACTAACTATGATATGTGGTTACCAAAAGCAGAAGGAAAGAAGTATGCATTTGGTGCTGAAGAAGATGATGTAGTAATTTCTTACAATGAAGCTAAACACCTTAAAAAATTAGAAGTTAAAGAAGTTAAATCTTTTGGAGATGATGATGATGTATTTAAATCACCAAAGTCATCTTCTGACTTTAGTTTAGACTAACTACTACCTAGATAATAGGGGGGAGTTAGTATGAATTAATGTATAACAGAGATTTTAAACTAAATCAGGATTCTCCCCCCTTTATTTTTATTATTATGATTTCTACAAGAAACTTAGTATCTGATTTAGAAGACGTACCTAGAGAATGGGTATTTGAATATTATTTAAACTTAAAAGAAAGACTAATTGGTCAGGATATAAAAATGCAGTCTGCATTTAATGTAAAGGATAAAGTTCCTAGCATGTTTATCTATCGCAATGGGGATTACTATAAGTTTAAAGATTTCTCATCTGGATTTCAGGGTGATCAAATTGAACTTGTCAAATGTTTATTTAACTATGATACAAGATTCAAAGCAGTAAATAGAATACTGCATGATTATCAAGAGTATCTTAAGTACAATGCACCTGCAGAAAGAGGTCCCATACAATTTCATGATAAGTTTAAAGTAGTTGACTATGAAATGAGACACTGGAATTCCCAAGACTCTAAGTTTTGGATGAGTTTTAGGATTAGTTCAGCTATCTTGGAAAAATACAATGTAATTCCACTGAGCTATTTTACTATGGAAAAAACTGAAATTGATGGTAACCTTAGATCTTATAAGTTTTCTAGACCTTATGTTTATGGTTATTTTAGAGAAGATGGTGAACTGTACAAGATTTACATGCCTAAAGTCCCAGAGAAGAAGTTCATTAAGATCCAGAACTATACACAGGGTATGGATCAATTACAATATGATTCTAAGTATTTACTGATTGTATCTTCACTTAAAGACCTTATGTCTTTCAAGAAGCTTGGTATTGGTAATGTAGAATGTATTGCTCCAGACAGTGAGAATACAATGATTGGAGAATCTGTTATAAACAAGCTTAGAGAAAAGTATTCTAAGATAATTGTGCTGTTTGATAATGATGAGCCTGGCATTAAAGCTGCTCAGCGATATCAAGATAAGTATAATATTCCTTATGTATTACTAGAAATGTCTAAGGATTTATCAGACTCTGTTAAAGATCATGGTATTGAACCTGTGAGAGACAAATTACTATCTTTATTAAAACAAACAATATGAGTTGGTTATACAAGGGTGAAGTATTTAGTGACAGCAAGATTCCAGAAGGAGCTGTAGGTTTCATATATGAAATGGAGGCTATCATAGATGGTAAAGCAGTCCGTTATATTGGTAAAAAGAACTTTTATTCTACAGTTAAAAAGAAACTTGGAAAAAAAGCTATTGCAGTTATGACAGATAAAAGGGCATCTAAATACACTTTTGTTAGCAAAACTAACTATGAAAATTATTACAGTAGTAATAAAGTGCTACAAGATGCACATAAAGCAGGAATTCCTATAAAGAGATTTATGGTAAGAATATGTTTCTCAAAGACTGAGTTGACATATCATGAGACTAAATTTCAATTTGTAAGGGAAGTGCTTGAAAAAGATGAATACTTAAATGCCAATATTCTTGGCAGGTTTTACAAAACAAAATAGTTATGAAAGAAATGGATATGATTGGAACCCTTGTTAGATTAGCTGACTTGGGAGTAACTGGTATTAAAGTACAATATGAAGGTTCAGGAGACTCTGGAGCTATTGAAAATATAGTTTATACTATAGATAAGATGGTTGAAGATGAAGAAGATGCATTTGATAATATTAATGACATTTATGTTTGG